GGCCTACCGATCCTGACGAGATGCCAGAGATGAACGACGGACGAGTGTTCTAGTCCTCCGGGTCCACGACTGGCGTACCCTTGTACCAGAGGACCATATAGCCGTCACCCGTCGTCATTGAATCCGGCTCAGAGCGCGGCACGCCTTCCACAAGCACGTAGAGAGTCTTGTCTCCGTAGACGAGCACGACGACAGGAACAGCCGAGATACCGAACGTGCCGCCTGTAAGGACAGTCGCATAGATTGAATCAGGTTGCGCGCCGGCCGGAGCCGGTTCGCTCACGACGTTCGGCGCGTCCCCTAGGGGTTGCGGCGGCCTGACCGCTAGGCGCGTCGCGCACGAATACCAGACGCCTAGCCCAACAAGAATGACCGCCGCGATGATACCGCGCCTCACGACTGCCCCTTCGTGACGAACGGGAGCGCGATCTCGCCCTTGATGATCTTCCCGAGGAAGCCGCCGCCGATCATCGCGTAGGACAGATTATCGTAGGATGCTGCCCCGCCCTCGTCGAGTCCGGTAACGCCCTTGATAACCGGGCCGGCGACGAATAGCCCCAAGCCGAGTCCAGTCCTCCATCCCGACCCCGTAAAGAACGTCCCAAGAAACTTGAGCGGATTCATTTGAGCCTCCTATCTGACCGCGTTGAGCGCGACCATAAGTTTGTAGAGTGCGAATCCTGCGACCGCCACTATGATAGCGAACAGCGTGGCGAAGATGATGCGATTGGGGCGAGACTCCACCACATAGACCCCCTTTCTGTCGGACCGGCGCTCCGTGTCGCAAGATCGGCGGAAGCCGAGGAGCGATGCTGCGGCGAGATGCCGAGCGGATCGCCCGGTAACGCAACGATCACGAGAGCGCCAGTCCTAGACCCTGAAAGTATCAAGGAACTCCGTAGCGCGATTGAGCCAGCCCTGAGCGAAAACGGCTTGGCTATGGTCGTTAGAGATGATCTGCCCATAGAATCGAATCCGCTCCGCGCAGAAGCGCAGATAGACGGCCTTCGAACCTAGCGCCAGAATCGCACCGATCGTTTTCGGTCCGATGATGCCGTCTTGGTCCGCGCCGACAGCGGCCTGTAGCATCTTGACGGCGCGCCCTGCTCCGTGATTCACGGCTGCATCAACTACGAGGCCGCGCAGCGTTCCGTCGATGATCCGATTGAGTTTCGGTGCGATTATGTATCGCTCTTCATAGATCGCCCGCGCCTCGCCTTCCGTGAGTGCCTTCAATTCGTCCACATTACAGGAGCGAGCGCGATGCGTTGAGAGAGTAGAGAGCGTGATGCCGAACTTGGTCGGGCCGCCACGGTCGGCGGGATGATCCGTGTAGCCCCCCTCGCGCTTCAAAATGTCGGTGATGATGTCCTGGTCCGTCATGCTCGATTGCTCCCTGGCACGATCTCCATACCGTTACCATACTGACCTATCAGGACGCGCTCTTTCAAGTCCGAACTAATCCCGAGAACAGCCCGCGCGCTTGCGAGTTCGATCGGATTCTCGCACCAGGCGATCCCGAACGTAGGACTGTGGGCAAAATCAAATGAGGCTCTATACTTCGCGGCCGCGAAGGCGGACTCTAGCGAGATGCCGTTGAGCGCATGGTCTATCCTACCGACGCCAGAGTTTCCGATGATGATGGCTTCCGGCCACGCCTTTCGGATCGCCCATGAGAGAACAGGATTCGCGTCGGTGTAGAATGCCGCGATCTCGTGGGCCGTATCAGCCACTCCATCCCCGTTCGCGTCGATCCCGCCCCACGCTTCGATCTGCCTGATTCGGAATGGCGGTAGATATGACGATAAATCATCGACGTAGACACCGCTTGCTCCGCCCGAGCGAATCCTCTCGACCGAGCGCTCCACTTGCCAGCGGATTGCCTCCGGCGTGAGTGAGTAATGGGAGGTCGTCGCGCGGCCGTCCGGCCCAGTATAGAAACTGACGCCATAGCCATTCAATTTCTTCCAAAGCGCGCGCGCCGGAAATGTTTCCTTCACTTCCTTCGCGTACTCCCACTCTGGCTCTCGGTCAGGCGGGAAATTGATCTCGCCGGCATTGATATAGCCGAGGAGGATGGAGAACGGCAGTCGCCTCCGCACATCGATCATCCTCTCTGGCGGGATGCTCGTGTTGTATACGATCACCGAGAACGCAGACAGCCTCGCCTCAAGGCTCTCGTCGATGTCGCGCTCTTGCAACGTAAAATATGCGTATCGCTCACTCATCTCTACCAACTCCTTTCATAGCGGCATCTCCGCGTGCATCACTGTCACGTTGTCGTAGTAATCGACTATCGCGATAGTGATATTGGTAGACGACTAGAACGCCCAGTTGTTGGCCGTCGTCACCGTCCAATTCTCATATGGGTCAGAGACCGTAATCGTCACGTCATATACCCGATCCCACAACGAGATTGGATAGGACCAGACGACCTCGCGCTGTCGGGCTGAAAACCAAGCAGCCATGATCTGTCCGGGACTCAGGTCGTAGGTTCTCAGAATGTCTCCGTTCTCCGCGTGGACCGCGAACGCAATCCACCGAACCTCGGTATCGTCAGACACATAAAGACGCATCCATCTATTAGATCGGACTGGATCGCCCATGTCTGGGCTGATCCGCTCTAAAGATTCGGTCGGCATGTCAACGTACGAATCCGTGATCCAAACCCGATTGCTACGCATGTCGAACCCCTCAAGCAGAATCCTACTCCTCGTCCCAGTGTACATGCCTTCGATTCGTACATCCCACGGCTCTGAGGCATAACCAGATGCTGATGTAGAGGCAAGTCTTATCCAGGGCTCGCGTGAGCCAACTTTGCTCTGTGTCACGATCCACCAACGCGCGGCGGCAATGCCTGGAATCTCCTCTACCACGGCACGGATACGATATGGACTTTCGATAGTAACCGTGGCTACTTGACTCATGGCAAGCGTCGGAACCGGACGCGCCAAAAGATAATCGCTCAGTCCAATTCCGCTATGTGGCGAGGCCACGTACAGCGTCGAGTCCTCGCCGTAGATTGGGTCGATGTGCTTCGAGGTGTCGGGATCGGCAACGCAGCCGGCAAGTAATATGAGAAGCGGGACTATTCTCATCACGTCGAATCCCGTGGTCCGTGTCCTCGCGCGGAGTCGGGCTTGTCGTGCCCGTGTCCATGTCTCGGCAAATCCGGTATGTCGATCAGACTATCCGGCAGCGCCGAGAAAATCAGCCGAGTAACCGTATCTCCGCAGCCCCACATCAACGCGGCCAGTAGAACGAATGTCGCCAGAAGTGCCGACCTTAGAATCCTCATGTGCTGCCACCTCTCATCTTGTTGAACGTCTCAAGCACCTTGACTATGGCGAGCAGGATGCCAGTAATGGCCGTTCCAGCACTCACAAGCCCATCCATCGCCCCCCTGGCTTTGTCCTTGACAGCCTCGTAAGTGATAGACGTTGCTGGAAGGGCCGGGCCAGGAACTCCGAACTCTAGCGCATCGCCAGCCTTCGGCAAGCCAATGACTCCTCGCGCCGTCTCCGCCGCTCGGTCGAACCAGACATAGGCGCAGAGCATCCCGAACGGAACGAGGAACCACGGAGACTTCATTCCAGCGAGCCGTGACTGGACGGCTACGGAACGACGAGTCCTCCGTCTAATTTTGCTGCGTCTCATTTGAGGAACACCGCTCGGATCACTTCCGGTATTACGCCACTCCCTATCGCGCCACCGCAGACACCTGAAAGGAACGCGACCGTCACGATGCGCGTTGTTATGACCTGCTTGACCACGGCCAATTCAGTCTCCAGAGCATGCACGCGCTCCATCAATTCATCATCTTTCTTCGTCGACGCCATCGCTGCTCCGTTGGGCGCTGAGGGCTCGTAACTCTACCAAGATACTGTCCTGCCTGGCCGTAATCTTCTCGACTGCGTTGCGTCCGAACTTGCTGTATTCACTGATCGCAGTCTCCGCAGCGGTTGCGGCTGTTTTTGTCGATGTCTGTCGGCGTAGCACGGCTGTCGCGATGACTGATAGCGCCGATAGAATCACTAGCATCAAGATCGTGAGGCGTCCGTTGATCGGCTTCATCACGCTATCTCAACGAAGTAATCATGCATGACGACGCTATGCGATGCGTCTGCCGCAGACCACTGCCACGTCACGACAAGATCCTTATTTGCGGTCGTATCCAGAGCAAAACCAGGCGTTGGCACATTCACATAAACCTGTGCAATGGAAACTCCAGTTGCGCTACGACTCGTCGTGTAACCATGTGCCATAGCGGTTCCAGATGCTCCAGCCGTCCTAATTCCTAGCAACCCATCGACTCGCCATTGTCGATCAGTCTGCGAGATGGTAATCGTGACGGCGGGAAAGTCAAGAACGATGACGCCTGCGATGCCACCATATCTCACTCTGGCCGTCCACGTTGCGGCCGTGATGCCTGTCGAGAACAGACCAGCGGCAGAAAAACGCGCATGGCTTCCGGCAACAAGGCTATCAGCGATGATGGTCGGAAACTTGTCGAAGGCTGTCTCTGTCGCAGTATTGGCGATTGCGGACGAGGCGGCAACCTGTCGATATATAACTCCGACTGCCCCATCGGCCTCTTCTTTTGCGATACGCGCCGACCTGATTCGTCTCTGAACAGCCACTCTCTACGGCTCCCCTATCGTCACCGTGATCTTGCCGGTCGCGAACACCGGAATCTCTCCGGTAGTAACGGTGTTGGCTTCAGTGACTTGAACATCATCTAATGTAAGTTCGTCCTGCACGCTATCGATATCTGAAATCATGTTTTCGTGAGCCGTCTCTGGATCAGCATGGTCGGCTGATAGCGTAATCTTTCTCTTCGTGCCATCACTAGGATCGACCACTGTCGCGTCAACCGTGGCTATAGCAGTAAGACGCGCGATTCTTTCCCATTCCGCCTTGAATCTCGTTGCCTCGTCTGGCGTCATCGACGCAGAAGCCTTCACTCGATAAGCTGTGGTCCCTCCGATCGAGTATTCCTTCATCGTCCAACTCTGTGCGAATGCCATGTCAACCTCCTAGTCGTGTACCGCGCCTATCGCTTCGATAACGCTTCGCGCCCGCGCTATGTCGTGAGTGATCGCCCGGACTGTCACCGTCTCGACGTGCGGATCAGTCGGAACAAGGTCGGGACTGTAGACTTCCACGCGATCCCATAGGGATACGTAGGGCGCTAGCGCCGTATCGATGCTCCATATCCATCGCGGCTGCTTGTTCTGTGTGAGACGTGACTGTCCGATGTAGAGCGCCTTGCGCGCTAGCAGGTTGCCGCGCTGCGTGGAGAATACGCGCTTCCCGTACTTGCGGATCGCGTCGGCATCGAACGCCGTCACCTTCGCGTTGTCGTTAGCGACAACCTCTATGCCAGGAATCTTGATCGTGATGCGGTCGCCCTCGTGCCAGGACGACTCATTATAGTTGATGTCATAGCCATCGTCCGGCGGCTCGCTGAATCGAATCAGGATGCCGCTCCGCCAGTCCTTGCCAGCGCCCAATTCTTGCCACTCGAACGACGAAACAAGCACGTCCTTTCCGTCACCGGCCGCAGCCGAAGTCGATCCCGCATAGGAGCGATCAACCTCAAGATCAATCTCGACCGGGCTTCCGGCGTAGACCGTAGAGGCTGGCGTCCAGTTAGAAGAGAGAGATAGAGTCAGGAATCCGGTTGATGCACCGCTTATGTTCGTGATAGTGCGCTCCGTACCGTCTGGAAGCCTGATGACCGAGTTCTTTGGAATCTGTAGTTCTCTTTGAAGGTCGCCACTCGCATCAAGTTCGTTATGTGGACCACCGAGACTTTTCCCGCCGCCCGAGACGAACACGACCCCCGTGGCGACCCCGCCAGCGTAGGTATTAGAGAGCCAGCCCTTCAGCGTTCCGCCCTGTAAGTAGTACGAGAAGCGCGCTGTCCCGACGCGCCCGCCCTGTATGCACTTGAGCGAGACGAGTTTCTCCTTCGGGTCTGGCGCTTGAACCTCTAGCAATTCCGGCGATGCCTTGAGCGTGCTTTCGGAGGTCAGGTCTATATCGGCCGTGATGGTGCCGGACCGGAACGTGTACGGTGTGATCTCTACTTGATTCTCGACTTCCTCATAGCCGCGTCGCTTCGATAGGCGCGTTGACAGATCGGTTCCACCGCCGAACCGCACGATTCCAGCGCCAGTCTTGATCCGATCATCGAACAGGAAGTTGCCGCGCCCATCATTATCGAAGCCCCATACGGCCGCTCCGGCGAATGCGAGGTCGCCCATCGCCTCTTCCAGCGTCTTGTCCTTGAAGTAGGCGAGTTCCGTGTTGTCCATCAAGTCGGAGTCGTACTTCCAGGCGATATACATTCCATCGTGGACATCCCCACGAATGTCGTCGCCGAACGGCCATGTAGGACTGCTAATCCCGTAGACCTTGTTCGCCGTGAGCGCCGCCAATTCGAGCGTCGCGCTCCAATGCTCGCCGTCCACGGGCGCGAATCCACGGTCTAAGACCTGTGTTGCCGTCGTGTCGATCTTACCGTCCGAATCCTTGACCTCAAACTTCATCAAGCGCCCCGCCGAGTCGAGCGCGAATGCCTGTCTGGTCTGTCCAGGTACGGCAGTGAATGCGTGAGGGATTGACGCAATCGCCACGTCCATCGTGATACCGGAGTAGAGCGTATCCGCGAGGAAGCCCCTCATGTGGAACATGTCGGATAGGCCGACGTTGTTCCTTGAGAAGAACGTCGTTATCAGGGTCCGCTTTGTTGATCCTGTTCCTGCAAGCAACTTCATCCAAATCGGCGTCAGGTACGAACCCACGTCTGTACCATCCCAGACTGAGATAATCGCGCCCATCGTGAACGATTCGATGAAAGATTGACTATCGCCAGTCTCGCTCCATCGTATGAATCCATAGGCACCAACTGGACCAGTGGCCCAGGCCCCATCATTTCCGCACATGGAAATAGGTTGATCGCCGGCAGTGAGCGTTTGCAATGTCGAACCCGTTCCGTCCATTACGTTCCAGGTCTTGATCGTTGGGACTCCGTTCGTCGTGTTCAAATCGCAGTAAACGATAGCCCCACCAGTTGCCCAGGCCGTGATTCCAAGCGGATCGCCGACGTAGGCCGCAGCGCCCATCTGCCCGAGCGCGTATTTTACGTTGTGGCCGCCCTCGGCGGAAACGGTATTCGCGAACGCGATGGCCCAGTAACTCTTGTTCAGTGCGGCCGGAGTCCCGCGCTCGGAATCCGTAACGGCCTCATAGACTATCCCTATATCGTAAGGCTCCTGAGAGCCGCCCGATTGATCGCGCAGTCGAAATCCGTTCGATCCCGGCTCGCCCGCCGGCGGCGCCGACTTGAGATACTGGCGGATTCCTCCGACTAGATAGGTTGTGCCGAGCCCTGAGCCAGTCGGCCACCCGAGTTTCTGCGGGAACGGAAGCGCGATATTTTCACCTTGAGCCGCATCGTCCACGGTGTTTCCGCCGAGACCAGTGGCGTCGCCCTTCCGCATCACGTGCGTACCTGGCCAAAGCGTGTTGACGACCTGAGAGCGGTCGAGGATTCCGCTCGCGCCGTTCCAACGGAATAGAGTCGCGCCGACTGACCTAGCGGACCATGTGTTATTTGACAAGACGAGCGGATAATCCGACCATGCTAGCCCACAAATCTTCGGCTTTCCGGCTGTCGTCGTATCGAGAGCGTTATACCAGAGACGGCGGATTCGCTGTCCTCCCGTAGCGTTGAAGAATCTAAGTGTTGATTCGAGAGTGATCGGATCGAACTCGTAGATGCTTGATCCGATCCCGAGGAAGAGACGACCTGCGCGCGCCGTGTCTCCCGTGAACACATTCCCGACCCCGACGACCTGCGGGTCGTAAACCATTGCCGATGGATAGTTGCCAGCCACGCCGCTACTGAGAGTAGACAGGTTGCGGTCTAGCCACGGATGCGCGAAGCCGCCGTTTTGCTTGATAAATGCCGCTGGCTTCCCGAAGTGAGAGACAGCGAACGTACCTGAAGGTAGGCTAATTGTCCTCGCTGCTCGCTGTCTTAGCGTATCGCGCCAATGTGTCGGTATGCCAGTAAAGTCCTGTTCTGCTGGCACCCTGAACTCGTCTATCGAACTTAGAAGCCCCTCAACGATCATACTCGTCGGCGTGTAGGCGTAGTGTTCGCGCCCCAACTTGAGCGACTCGGATTCGGTCGGAGCACGCAGAAGCGAACCGATCCCGATAAGGCTCAATTCCGCCGTGGGGCTATCGTCCGTCTTGATGTCTGACAGGAGCATCGTTGAGAGCGCACGCACATGCGTCAGCACGCCACCGCGCATCGTCTTGATATAGAACCGGACCCACTTGTGCCTATAGGAAGAGAAGCCAGGCGGAGGCGTCACCTTGTCCCAAAATCGATCAAGATTCATGGCTCGTAGTCGGCCAGAGGAAGTCTCGAACTTGTCAATACTCTTCTCGAATGATCGCCGCAGCGACGAGACGGATTCTATACCGTGCTGCATTCCGATCCGATCCGTGAAATCCACCCACCGCCACACGGTGATGAAAGCACTATGCGCAACCTCTGTCGTGTCCGCGTAGCCGCGACGGATTATGATATCCGGTCCGCTAAGTGCGGTAATCAGCATGTCCTCATTCTCAATCTGTAGGATGTCTCCTGAGCGCAATTCTGAAATGAACGACGCCGGCGAGAAGTTTCCGCCCACCATCTTGCCGGTCCCAACATCAAGCGTTCCGGTGAGTGTGGCCACTATATCCGCGCGAATGTAGACGGCGACTTGAGATAAGACTCCTGGCGCTGCGTAGAGTGCCTGAAGTTGCTGCGGATAGGTAAGCGCCACTACCCAACCTCCTCAAGCACGACGTTTCCGCGATAGACGTTCCCGAGGAATCCGAGCGGCTCCCATTGCGGATCGTCCGTGATCCAGGCGTAGAAGTTCTCTGGGATCGGCCCATCGGTCTGCGCGGCGGGATCGATCAGGAATGGCTCAATAACGATTGGGGAAGGGGCTGGTGGGCTGGCAATGGCGTTCGTCGTCACGCCTGAGCGCACGCCCACGCCACGATTGAGCGCGAGTGCGTGCTCCCATACGCTGCGATCAGCCTGTAGCGCCGTCTCGAATTGCGCTCGTAGTCTCGCGTGCAGGTTACCTCCGCTCGCGTCGATGTATCTACGCTGCCCCAAGATTGTCCGCTCAGATCGCCCGTTCCCATCTTGAATCAGTGACAAGCCCGATACGAGCGGGCGTGCCGTAAGCGTGTCATACGCTTGGGAAGCATCGTTAGGATTAGTGACGCGGTATCCGACAGACAAGTCATCTACGATAAGCGTGGAGCCAATTGCCGACGTGCCGACGCTGATATTGAGGCGCATGTGATCCACGCGGAATCCGCGCGCCTGCGCGCTTAGATCGATGTTGAGCGAGGCGTCGAACTTGGTCCAGGTCGGAGCCGATGACGTGATCGTTCCGAATCCTCCAGGCGTATAGACAGAGGACTCGTCGGCATTGTAGAAGTACGGACTCACGGTGATCGTGTGCTGGATCGCTGTTTTCTTGTACCACAAGATGCACCGAAGCCTCACTGTCTGCCCGGTGCCCTCGAATACTGGAATTGAGCCTGGCGGAGACGCCGAAGAGACAATCTCGCAGACAGCCGCCGTATTCCCGGCCTGAATCCTCATTGCCCGGTGATCTGAGAATCCGCTAGCGTGTCTTACCGTAACGTTCGGGTCTGTAAGCGCGCCGAACGCCCAGCCATCGCAGAACCAATGCGTATCGCTCGGATCGAAGTCCGAATCGATAAGGAAGCGCGGATTCGGAATGTAGATTCCGCCCATGATCCGCCACGGATCACCGCGCGCCATTAGGCCGCCAGCCTCCCCGACTCCATCCCTTCCTGAATCAACGGCTGCAAGTGCTGCTCGTAGAGGTCGCGCATCGTGCTTTCCTGGCCCGTCCCGAAGTTCTGAATCATCCCCTGGATCGTGACGGCAACGGTGATGTTCACGTTCTCTACTGGCCGCGTGAATGTGAGGCCGAAGGCGCGGCGGCCCTCGCGCGCTTCTCCGCGATCTCTACCCACTCCTGCGCCAGTATCGGCCCCGAATCTGTCCGCATCACCGAGAGAGCGAGCCGCAGAGGCGGACACGGCATTCGCCGCCACGCCCCACGCGGCTGCCGCAGCGGTCCATTGGGCGGCATTCGAGCCGAAGGCCGCCGCAGCCGCGAAACGACCCTGCGCGAGCGCCTGAGCGCCTAGAAGCGCAGATTTGATGGCCTCCGCGCCAGCCTCTTGACCCTTAGTCCGAAGGTAGCCAGCAAGGCCCTCCTGCAAGGCCGCCGTGCCGATCCTGAGGATGTTCTTTTGCCGTCCCACCTCGCGGTTGAACGCAGCCTGCGAGGCGCGGTCGATAACTGAGAGAAAACCGCCGATTGCCGCTTGCGCGCGCGCGTACCGAGTCTCATACGCCTGCGCGCCGCGCGAGGCCATCTCCTCGTCTATGGCGATGATCTCTCCGGCAGTTGACTGCGCTAGTGCCAGTTCCGTGTCGCTCGTCCCCCTCTTCAATTCCATGTATTCGTCATTCAGACGCCGCCGTTCGTCTAACAACTCCTCGTCAGACTGAAGCAGAAGCGCGTTCGCATTTCGCCTACGCGCTATCTCCTCTTCAAGCGTGCCCTCTCCGAGAGCGAAGCGCGCCTGCATCCTAGACGCAGCGGTAGCGCGCTCAATATCAGTCGCAAGCGGAGACGGTGCTGGACCCTGCACTCTCCCAAGCGGAATGATCGACGGCTCAAACTTGCCCTTCACGCCGATTATCCTCGTCAATTCCGCCTCGGCTGAGGCTGCAATCAGTTTCTTCAATTCCTCAGTCGTGATGCCTATCGCTAGCGCCTCTTTCTTGTATTGCGCCTCTTTCGCCTTGCTTGCCTCTATTTCTTTCAAGTCTAGTCCGTACTTAGCCGAGACGCTTGCTACGTATTCGTCGGCCGCGTCTTTTGCTTTCTTGTTTGAGAATGACTCGTTCAGTAGAGCGCCACCACGCAGCCTTGCGCTCTCTGCCGCAGTCATCTCAGCATCGGCAAGTTCACGAAGGGCCGCAGCAATTGCCTCTGGATCGGAAGTGCCTCCGGCCAGAATGGCGGCGGAAGCCCTACTGACACCAGGCACAGTTATCGGAATCTGCGGAGGCGTCAGCGCCTCCTTTAACAGTTTGATGATCTCTGTCAGCGTAGGAACCATCGGTTCTAGGCTATCTTCTAGAAGTTCATCGATGGCCGTCTTGAGGGCGCGAGTGGCCCCTGGAAGCGTCTCAAGCGCCTTCCGTTCTCCGTCTGCGAAGAATGCCGCCTTCTCCATAACCGCATTTAGGATCGCAACACGGCGCTGGGCTTCGTCTAGGTCTTTCAATGGGGCGGAGAACGCAGCCTTTGCAGCGCGCTCGGCATCTTTGAGGCTGATCCCGTACTGACGGAGCGCTCGGACCTGTCCAGTCTCAAGAGCGAATCCTACCGCCTGAATCGACTCCGCCACGTCCTGGCCCATGACGGCCGCCATGCCGCGCGCGACAGGAATAAGGGTCTCGATTTCGTTCGCAGTTAGATCGAGCACCTTCGCCATTGAAACAGCGCGCGCAATGTCGTTATCGTCGAAGATCAGTCCACGACGAGCGTTGGTAACGAGTGCGGACAGTCGCTCAAACTCCTCGACATTCTCCCCCGTAGCCAACTTCAACTTGAGCATGGATTGCTCAAGGTCCCCGACTTCTCGGATAGCCCGAGTCGCCGCCAGGGTTATCCCTGCGATGCCGCCAGTAAGCCCCAGAGCCCCAAGCGCTGCTCGTCCGAAACTCAGCCCAACATTCGAAACGGAGCCTCCCATGCGTCCTAGAGCGCCCTGAGCGCCACCGGACGCCCGATTGACGCGCGCAATCGCGCCTTCGGCCCGATTCAGCCCGGCGACGACACCGCCTTCCTGGTAGCCGAACTTGAGGAGGACCTCGCGGACGAGGCTAGACACCGGGCTTCGCCTTTATCTCGGCCAGCATGCGGCGTTGGTGGAGCCCACGGCGGTAGGAGACGATGCGGAGCGCGTCGAGGAGCGGGCCCGGCTGCTCTTCGGCTCCTCCTGAGAATGGCGGCGACTTCATCCGATCCACGTTAGAATCAACCTCGATTCCCTGTAGCGCGCTCTCTTCTATCAGCCCGGCCGGACACATCTGAAGGTTCTCCCGAGAGAATCCTCGGGCCAATTCGGCCATGTTCCTGTCCGGCGATTCCTGTCCGTACTGAAAGACGCGCGAGGCGATCTGCGCGCGGTCAAGGGCGCGTTCCCCTGTCCACGCTGCGCCACGAAATCCAACTCCTACCGTGGCAATTACCGTGCGGCTATGTTTCAAGCAGAGACGATTGCGGTGGTCTCCATCGCGGGTGCATCGCTCACAGCCGTAGATTCGCTCGCGGGCCGGTTCTGCTCCCCGCCAGAGGAGAACATCGGTAGTGACCGCAAGCGCGACGGTTCCCCCATGTCAAGCGCGGCCTCGTGGCGGACGGCTCGTGCCAATTCATTCCGATCGGTGACGCCCAGACCGTCGATAGCCTTCCGAATCTCGGAACGGTCGGTCAGTTCAATCGGATCGTCCCCGTCGCCGCCAGGCTCCCAGTTCTCGATCCGAGCGATAGCCGACGCGATAACGTCCGTGTCGATCTCAAGGGCGCGTTGCGCGCGTTGCTCGACCGTCAGCCCGCGCGCCTCTGCGACCTCGATAGCCTCGATCTGAGACCACCGGAAGTTGTCCGCTCCGGTGAGCGGTCGGACATGAAAGATCGTCGGCTTGATCGTGGACGCCTCGTGAAGCCGTACCCATTCCGATTGCAGAACATACGCGCGCGGTTCGCGCGTCAAGGCTCGCATGTTTTCCTCCCTCTACGTCCAGGCCCTATCCGTCGCGTCGGCGGCCGAAATCGTGATCGGTTCGTTGCTACCGTCAAACGCTGGCTCAATCTCTATCACGGTGACTTGCTGATCCGCCCCTCCACCAGGAGTCAGAACCTTTGGATAGCCTCGAATGTCGAGCAGCACGTCGCTCTCGGTTGTAACCGCGTCCGAACCGACACGCGGCCCGAAGATTTGGAAGCGCGATTGCGTCGGCTGTAGCGGGCCGGCGACGAACGGCGTCGCAGTCGGGTCCGCCTCCGTCCAAAGAGCCTCAGCCGCCGCCTTATCCATCGGGATCGTGAACGATCCGCTAGCGCGTGGCGGAGTCCCAGCAAGGATCATAGTCTGGGGCACGCCTAGGTTATACGGGAATACGCTCACGCCGTTAGGGACAGTCATCGTGAAGTCCTGCATCGGGACGGCGATGGTGTCCACCTTGAGATGCGTGAAGGCGCAGAACTTGTGCCCGCTCGCATTATTCCAGTTTTTCGTTAGCGTCCCGGTATAGTTGACGGCCTTGATGTCGCAGTCTAGCGCCACCATGTCCACGGCCATCGACAAGAGCCCGTTCTGAATCGAGAACGTAATCTGCGACGGGATCGCCGAGATAAGTTGCTCGTCCTGATCGGTCCCGGTCAGTCCAGGATTCACGCGCCAAATATCGAAGATGTGCGGGAACTGAACCGCGCTCACGGCCGTCCCGCCCTTGTCAATAGACACGTTCGTCGAGGCGTAGATGAAGTCCTTTTTGAATGGTGTGGCGACCGCCTCCGCTGAAATCTTGTTGAACAGCGCATAGACGAAATCGCAGAGGACATACGGCGTCACCGGGCACGAGAACGAGAACTTCGGCATCTTCGTTATGAGCGTTACGTCCGCAGAGCCAATCAGGGGATGATTGCGAGCCTTCTGCGCGTCGTGCCAGCCGATGTCGATATTGATTGACGGTCGATCAAGGATCGGCAATCCCTCCGTCGCCGTGCTGAGGGCGAGCGCCGTACCCGGCACGCCAGCCGAGGGCACCGGCGCATATCCGTACTGCACATTCCATGTCCCGTATCCCATGTTTTACGCCTCCCATGCGACGTGCGCGGCCCACTCCCATCGCACGATGGCTAGATGACTGTATGACTGACCTTTCTCCTGTTCTGGATAGTCAATCGTCAATGGCCGGTTAGCGGTAAAGCGAATCGTCTCCCCGTATGCTGAGCCAGATGTGAGACTATCCCACGCCGTTTTCTGTTCAACCTCACCAACGATTTTCACCACATCATCTATCGTGTCGATGAACTTCTCATAACCGTCTTGGGCGTTCATGTCTGAGCCACAGACGGCGATCTCGGCTATCCCGGTATATTCGTTCGTTATCGACATGCCCATACCAGCAGAGGCGCGACTCGGGTATGCGGCCACGACGAGCGCCACTGGCGTTAGTCCTAATGGCACCATGCCGACTATTTTTCCGTATAGGATTCCATTAACCCAACCGAACATCGGTCCATTCTTCTTCCAATATTCGATCCGGTCGTGAATCCGCCGCGCGACTGGCGAGCAAACGCGCGTGAGTGTCGGAACGGCCATTAGTCGTTAAACTCCTCTGGTCGTTCGTTCGGCTCACCTAGAAGCGCGCTCGCTGCCGACACCTTGAGCAACTCCGTGAACTTGGCTATGCGACTATCATCGGATGGTAGCCCGATCTTCCGATTCTCCCAATGCGCGACGATGTTCTGAATCGCCGCGGCCACAAGGTCTGCGCTCACTTCTGCCTCCCAGTAAGGAATCGAGCCGCGTAGTGCGTCGTGCGGTCGATAAGACGATTGCTCCATCCGACGAACGGGCGCGGCGGAATCGGCATGAGGATTCCGCTGTGCTCGTGCGGCCGTACCCAATGACGACCACGACCCGATCGGTTCCTTCGGTAGTGCCCTGGCATCGTGAACGTCACGCGAACCTTTCCCGGCCGTCCATACTGATGCGTGGCGGCGTAGGCCAGACGCGATCCGATTGCGAATCCCCACGGTCCAGCATCACGGATCGCGCCTGCGGCACCTGCGGCGAACGGAGCGGCGGCCTTCGACTCTGGCGGCGGCGGTTCCTGCTCGCCCGCGCTCACGGACAGCCTCAAGACTCCGGTGTCCTGCAAGATATTGAACGTGAACACGCCGCGCGGCTTGCCCTTGCGCGACTCGTGCCGACGCTTGAGCGTGACGACGCTCGGGTACTTCCACGCGCGCCCGGTCGGATCGACCTGACGCCTGAAATAGTCGGCTTCCTCGAGGAGCGCGAGAACGGCGAGATTCTTGGAGAGGACGGTTAGGCTCTGCGGTGAGACGCGATCCTTGATCTCGTCCACGGTTTTCTCTAGTTCCTTGATTCCGGTTATCTGCATGGCGAAGGCCACTAGAACCGCCTCCGTTCTTCCGCGTCGGTAGCGATCTCGTTAGACGGCTCAGGCCACGTCTCAGGCTTCCCGAGCGAATAAACCGCAGACGTGTCGCCTGCGCTCGTGACGCGCTGCGTCGCCGTCGAGCCAGCCGGCACCGTTCCGATCTCGTTGGCTATCTTGATGAGGTCAAGGAAGTACTCTTTGATGTCTGATAGAATCTTATCGGCCGCGGTAGCGGCCTCTGTCGCGCCGAACGCGCGCAGACCCCATGCCGACCTGTAGCAGTACGCGGCCGCCGCCTGAATGACATGGATTCGAGTCGTGTCCTTGCTCGGCGCATCCGCAATCCCGAAGAGCATCTCCGCGAGCGGGCGCACGAATCCCTCGGCCGATACGATGGCGAAGTCGGCCACGTTTTTGCTCGGAATCTTCTCTGGGACCAGTTCCGGGAATGTATCGCGCACATCCTGAGACGTTATCGGCACGGTAAGCCAAGCCACTATTGACTCCTCAATGGATGCTGTGACGCCCCCACGATCGCGATAAAGAATGGGTCGGTATGCTCAAATGACGTAGCACCGAGTCTTACTCTGCACATGAAAGTCCCCGGCGTATCCGTATCAGTACCAGTCCATGAGTAGGTACACTGGCCCTTATTCGTAGTTTGATTCAGGACTGTCATCGTCCCGTAGGCAATCTTCGCCGTGGTCTGTCCATCCTCGATCATGTAGAACTTCGCCGTCATGCCAGTCAGATCTACCGCGTTCCCGTTCGCGTCGTTGATCGTTACGGTGATAATCGGTAGAAGGTCTCCGACTACCCATCGCGCCTGAATGTCAAGCAGGGTAGCGCGGGCCATCTAGCGCAGCCTCGTGTTAGTAGACCCGTCGTTCCGGTGAGTCCGCATGGACGCTTTTCTTATCGGATCGGTTACGCCTGGGATAAACTGAGTGACAAGGGATATGATCGATCCTCCGACAGCCGATATCGACCTAAAGAACGTCGTGGACAGTCCGATGATTACGGACGATCCAGCGGACGCGATGATCGTGAGAGCGTGCGTTGTCGCTAGCGCGATGCTGGCGGTCGATCCAGCCACGGCCGCGATAGTCGCGCTGAAGACATTGACCGTTGAGATAGTGGCCACGGATGACGCCGTCATCGCGATCGATCGCCCGAACGTCGCCACGCGAGCAAGAGAGGCCAGAGACAAGGCTGTTGCCGATATCGAGCGAACGAAGGTCGCAACGGACGAGACGATCACGGACGATCCGGCCGAGACGGCGATCGAACGCGAGAACGTGGATATTCTCGATAGCGACGCGATCGCCGTTGAGGCCGCCGAGATGGAAATGGCGTGGATCGTACTCATAGCGAGAGTGGCCACGCCGGCGGAGGTGGCGGCTATCGACTGCGTGAACGTCGTAGTGAAGATGTCCATGCTGAACTCGATCCAGCCAACGCCAGCGCTCGTCTGCGTCTCATCCTCTGGAAAATCCGAGTCCTCCGTAGGATCGCCGAACTGGCATGACGCCTCAGGGGTTGTTCCTGATGCGTCCGAATGGCCCACGGCCACGACGATCCTGTCTCCATCAAGGGCGGCCACGGAAGTCAAGGTGTCGCCATCAGCGAACGTCTTGTTTCGGTGCGTTATGTTATTGATATACTCTGTAGCAGGGCCGTATTGACCTATTGCTAGAAGCGTTCCCCTGACAGTCGAGCCGTTGTTAGACACGACGTAGATTTCCAGCCTTGAGGTCGAGTTGTCCTGCGCCGCGTACTCGCGGGCCTTCAACTGCATTTTCACCGTGCCGGAGATCGTCTTACCGCCCGAGATAGGATCGGAGACGTAGCGCCGGTCGAGAGCGTTTTGCCCGGCCGTCCACGGCCCGATTCGAGTGCCGATCTCAATCGCCGTATTCGATTTCGTCTGCTTGACGAGTTTCCGGTTGAGCGCCTCGGAGGTATAATCCCACGCCCCATTGGCGGCCGGCGTAACATCCGCCGCCGTTGTCGAAGGAAAGTAGAGGCGCGTAGCCAACCTACGTGATCTCCAATTCGACCGTGAACTCGATCTTGTCGCCTAGAGCCAATACAACTCCCGTGAAGTCGCCTTTGACGATCAGAGGAGTGCCGCCAGTCGGCGGGCTACCGCTGCCGGCTCCGTTGAATACGCCCGCGTTCGTGATTGTCTTGGCCCCGTCCGCCGTGAGCGTGGCGACCCAGCGCACCTTGTCCGCTACTGGCTGGCTCCTGGTTGCCGATACTCGCGCCTCCGTCGCAGGCGTGAAGAGGTCCGTGTCGCCCTTCGCCGCAGTCCCCGCCCCAGTGCCCCATCCGATATGGTCCGCGTCGTTCGATGCGGCCCCGTCGAGTAGATCAACGATGAACTCCTCGCCAACTTGCGTCAGAACACTCGCCATTTACCCACCTCTTTCAAGTCGTCCCATTTTCCGGTCGCAGCCCTATAGACGCGCATCTTGATCGTCGCCTTTCCGCGTTCCTTCGCCACGATTCGACCAGGAGCCGCCGTGAACAGTCGGCGGATTGCCTTCAGTAACACCCTCATCACAATATCTCCGTGAACGCATCGCGCGCGATTATCGAGCCGCCGCTAGACGCCGCTATAACTTCTCCAGACGGTAATTGCGCGATTGGGTCCAGATGCGGCTCCACGGCCTCTGTGTTCTCTGGCCCACCAGTCGCGACAATCAGCCCAGATTGGCTTACGTCGAAGTCGATCTCAAGGCTAGGCGGGTGCGGGTCCCAGGCCGCGATCTCGCGCGAGATGTTCACGATGTCGCCCGGTATCGTGTTGTCCTCAGCCTTGACGCGGAACGCGAAGTCGATATACGCATCGCCGAGCGTCGAGATCGTCTTTAGGAATGAGGCAACGGCGCTCGCCGAGAGCGTGAGCGTCTTGTTGCTACGGTTCGGAGTCGCCCAGTCAGCCCAAGAGATAGTTGATTCAAGCGTGAGCAACGAGATATTGTCGTAGGTCCGACGGAGTTGCCCAAGATCGAACGATGATAGAGATAGATGTTTCGCCCATCCAAACGGCGCTTCGCGGTCGGTATGGTCGCCCGTATCGCCCTGCGTCGTGTAGAGTCCGCGCCCAACGTAGATTTCAAGGTCACTCGTCGTGATGTTCGCAGGCGTTGCGTCGGCGTCCAGCGGTCCAGGGTCGCCATTGAACCACTTGAGACGCGCGGCGGTAACAAACGGCCACCATGAGAGCGACGGCGGTGGACCTGATACAACGGTCGAGCGGTCCACGCTCACGTCCCTCAGTACGAATCGGAACATCGTCCGATAGCGACGATTCACTACGGCATCCTTGAACGCTACAGCGGCTAGCGTCACGTCTGGCGCGCCAGTGTACCACGTCTGATAGCCAGGATCACCGCCGCCGTCAGATCCAGCCGGATGCGCCACATTCGAGAAGAACGTCGCCGGTATCGCTGGCATCTTCTCGCGCTCAACTCCGCCGCAACGCGCGATGCTCGGCTGCCCGGCCCATGTCACGAATCCATCCCGGTCGTTCGGCCCGAAGATCGTAGTTATCGTGCTCACTAGAGTTCCAGCGTCACCATCGCAAAGGAAATCTTCGCCGTAGCAACCTGCGTGGCGTGTGTGTTCTTGACGGCGAATGCCTTGTTGTCTCCGAAACGAACGAACGGAGATTCCGTAAGCATGGTCGCTCCTGTTTGGGATAGTTCTATGAACGACCACAAAGTGACGCCGGTTAGGCCGTCTATGACTTCAATCAACCCGGCTCCGGTGGCTCCCGTAGCGCGCATAACCTTGAAGGTACAAAGCAGAAGAGCCTTCCCAACTCCAGGGGCCGCGACGATGCTCTGTTCTCCGTTGGCGGCCGCCGCCGTCAATGTAACCGTCTGCCATTGATCCGCTGGCGGGGCGTTGGCAAGCAACGCCAGCATGGAAGTCTTTAGGCTTAGTGCGTTGATGCTGAAGGAAGCCATCTTAGGTCAACCTTCCTTTCCGTTCCGCGTTCAGGGCGCGAGTCCTCTCACGTTTCCCCGATTCCATTTACTCGCGCCCATCCCGCGTTGATCTAGGCCACAGCCTAGATGTTGCCGTTAATTGCGTACTGCCAGTAGCCGCCACCGAGCGCATACCGCGCCCGCATGACGAAGTGAACCTCATCGTTCAGGATCGCCACGTCTCCGCTCCGCTGCGTAATCGCCAGCGTCGGCTCCTGACGCATTTGCATTAGGAGCGCCTTGAACGGCTTCGACGAGTCGAAGAGATACCATTCCGCCGCGCCGAGCGAGAATGGCACGGCCATGACGGTGATGTTATACGCCTGAATCGGATTCAGAACTGGAGACGATCCGCTTGTGTTGATCGCCCATTCCGCCCCAGATGCGCGGAATGACGATGAAACGATCTCGACGGCCTTGAAGCGATTGGCCTTCTCGACTACGAGCAGGTCTGGAATCCCATACGACGGCTCGACACCGCTCGATTCCTTGAAGCCTTCCATCTTGGTGAACGCGCTCTTGAACTTCGCTTCATCAAGATCAGCGTTCTCGGTATCGAGGTTATCGGCCGTCGTCGCCCCGACCGGGTGGGCATCGGAGAACACGCCCTTGCCGTCGTAGCACGTCGGCCCCTTATCGGAGCCGTTCGCCTTTCGCATCTCGTCGAATGTGAACTTGTCCATGTGGAACTTGAAGTTGAGCGCGAGTTGCTCGCCCAACTTGGACATGTCCCCGGTCTGGTCGTCGTCCATTGTGCGGAGCCGCACGCTGAACGAGTCGATCCAGTCACGGTTGGTCACATCGAACGAGAACTCCTTAGCCGTACCGCCCTGGGCCGTCCCTAAATCTTCCGTGACCGGCGGCACCTTGCCGAAGAGGGTATGGGTTTCCTTCCACTTGTTGCTGTCAACGCGCGTAGCGATCAATTCCCACAAGGAATTGGCCGATGCGCCTTTGACCATGTACTGCTTGGCGTAATTCGGATAGGACGCGAGTCCTCGCTGAATGCCCGTCAAGACACCTGCGGTTAGGTGCTTGAGAGCCTGTCCACGATCTAGCATCTCAGTTCACCCTCCCGCTTACTGTTCGACGACCAGGTTAGTTGTGCCGACGAATCCCATCCAATGCGTATCGACGGTCACGGTATCGTCAGCGTCGGAGTAGTCCACGATCTTTCCGACGGTTCCCAAAAGGTTCGTGCCGATAGTGATCTCGACGTGCTGCGGCGTACCAGACGCCCCGTTATCGAGATAGCAGACCTTCCCTAGAATCGTGTCGTCGAGCGTATCCGTGATGTCTTTCATCACGACGACAGCACCTGGAAGGATGATGCGAAGCCGATCTCCGGCCGCCGGATTCGACGGCGCACTCGATACCGTATCCGCCGCGATACCCAAGAGCGTCACTGTCGCCGCGTCTTCTGCGTATCGAAGCGTGCCAGTCCCGATTGCGACGCCGCAGAGCGAGCCGGCATAGATAAGCCCGGTCGCCCCGGCTGTCAGCGGTAGATCACGGTAGCGGAGAAATCCCGCTGGCCGACAATCCCACGCTGCGGTTGCGTTTCCCCAAGCCACTTATTTCCCCCTATTCCTTGACGATGGCCGCGATCGTGGGATCGATCCCGAATCCGGCCGTGCCGTCGTCGATGGCCTTCAACGTCTTCTCGACGCTCTGTGCGTCGGTCCCTACGTTCTTGAGCAATCCACCGTCATACGCTTGGCCTACCGGCGTGCGCGGCGACGGGGCGCTCTCTCCAAACTTGTACGCCTTCGGACGCTTGAGGATCGCCTGCTTGAATGCCTCATAGCGACTGATGGTCTTCATTTCTCCGCCCTCACCGAATTGGAGCGTTGTCGAGTTGCCGTCCTCTGCTAGCGACATGGCGATATTCTCAACGATCGGCCTTTCGGCGGGCGTGACGCGCCCATCTCTGACCATCTCGTCAATGAACTCTGCGGCCACATCACGGGCAGCCCGCTTATCGCGTGCGTCTCGATCCTTCTTCATCTCGGCAAGTTCGCGGCGCAGTTCCTCGTTGATCTGCGCCTGCTTATCCTTTTCAGCACGCATCTCACGCACGAGCGCAAGAGGGTCGATCTTCTCCATGTTCTCGGCTTCCGCCTTCACCTTTGCAGCGCCCGCCGCCTCTTCGTCTGCCTTCTTCTTCGCCGCTTCTGCGGCCGATGCCAGGTCCGGCATTTGTTCTCCTTCGCCCTCGTCCGGCAGCGCTACCACGCTCACGGTGAGCGGCTCATTGCCTTCCGCAGCCGCGAGCCGCCAGCCGTCCTGGCGGTACAGTTGCGGGAGGTCTTCCATCGTGTCGATGATCGGTTTCGTGCCGCCGAGGAAGGCCGCACGTTTGATGACGCCTGGATACTTCTTTCCTGATTCGGCGTCCTGATAGCCGAGCGCGAGGTCTACAGACAAGCGCCGGTATCCTCCGTGTTCGATTGTCTCGGCGAGCGCGGCCGGGATGCCGGTGATCGTTTTAGCGCGCAGGCTTTTGTTCTTGTCCACGTAGAGGTCGCCGATCCATCCGCCGGCGGGCGCGTTGCGCGTCTCGTCATCCTCTAAGTGCCCAAGCGTAATCATCGGCTTGATCTTGTCGTGGAGCGCGTTCGTCGCAGCCGCGATCGCGCGCAGGTCACTATCCGAGAATGGAATCCCGCGCCATGTGCCAGGCTGCATCAATTCCACGTCTCGCATGAAATAGAGCGGGACATTGCCGTCCTCTTCCATCTTCTCGGCGAAGGTTTGCTCGCGCGGCTCGGTTTTCTTCCAGGATTGCCCGATCTGCCGCCAGCCTGCGTTATGGACCGCCATCATCGCCTGACGTTGGCAGAACTGCTTTTCGCTACCGCCGAGCATGCACGCCTGCATTGAAGTCTCGACAATCGAGCGCATCGCCTCCGGCGAGTCCTTGCCTATCAGATCATCCGAGAACTTGCGCGACATCGTTTCCGTCCCTTCCGCGTATCGCACGGATCGCTTCGGCTTCCTCTTCTTCCTCTTTCGCTTTCCCTTCATCGCCGCGTTGCAGACAGCCCAAGCGTTATCAACGCCGCCCTTCGCCTTCACAGAGGCAACGCATCTTTCAAGTGACTCAGGCACGCGCGTAAGCCTCCGGCGGCATCACGGTCCGCAGGTTGTATCGGCGCGTCGCGTACTTGAGGAAATCAGGATCAAGCCCGAGTTTGTCGGCGGACGGGAACTCGTAAACAGCGGGCATCCGACCACGATCATCGTAAAGCCCGAGCGCTGATCGCACGCCGGGATCGCGCATCGCCACCTTCACGTAGTCGCGGATCGTCTCGTCGCCCCACTGCGTCGTGAGGATGTTGTACGTCTTGAGGATGTTCTTGTCGGCTACGTAGTATTCGGTCCACCAGATCACCGCTAGCGCCTCTGGGGCGGTTAGGCGAGGCCGATCCATGAGCCGCTTGACTAGGATGCGTCGTATAGCCGACGCTCGACTCTCTCTCGTCCGTCCGAACTTCGTGACCGCTCGCTCCATGCGTCCTCCAAACGAAAACGGACCGACCGACCGAGCATTCGCCCGATCAATCGGCCCGTCTTGGTGCGGCTCTCGCCGCCCGACTAGTGCCTTAGCGCCTGTGTTGCTGTTCCGTGATCGCGTTGAATCCTATAACGATCCCCTCGTTGATGTCAAGCCTCAAGGCTACCGATCCGTGAAACTCCATATTGAGCGCGAGCCGGGTGATACTGTCGAGCGTGTCGTGCGCGTGCGCGAGCATCTTGACGTTGCGAGGATGCGCCTCACGCGATCCGTCCGCGCCGACAATACCACCGATCATCGCCTCGGTCACGCTCGCCTCGAATCCGATGCCTTGATCCGGCGGTGGACTTGCGAGAGTACGCGCAAAGCGCGCCTCCTAGCGCCATCATCGGGAGTACGCGAAGCACTCACCGGAGCCGCGAACCGGACCGGCTCTAGCGGCTGCCACCGCCGGGACAGGACATCGTTTCTCATTCCGGTATGATCCTCACGAGGCAGCCATCGTCTACCTCTTGGAGCATGGCCAACTTCTCGCGCGGCACGACGAACACGGTGCCAGGATAGACCTCGATCTCAACGCCTCCGATGCTGACGGCCATCGTCGTCCACTGCCGCTCGACTACCGCGCGCCCGGTCTCGTGCAACTCCCGCAACGTCTCAGCGCTGTGAACTGGGCATTGCGCGGCGGTTAGAGTTTTCATCGTCCTCCTCCACGACTCCCATTACGTCGCCCGCTCGCATGATAAGGTGCGGCTCGCCGTCTAAGATAACCTCGTGGCCTGTGTAGTGGCCGAAGCAGACACGGTCACCACACTTCACACCTGGCTTCCAGAGTTTCCCGACCGCATCCTCGCGCCCAGGCCCGACCTCTATCACGATGCCCTCTAGCGGCGTTTTCTGGGCCGTATCGGGAATGAATACCCCGCCTTTCGACTTCTCCTCTGCGTCCACGCGACGAACGAGAATCCTATCCTCAAGCGGGCGGATCGTCTTGGTAGCAGTCTTCACGCGACTCTCCGAATCTCGCCCGATAGCTGCATCTCATACAGGCGTCCGGTACTTGCCTTAACGCGCTTATGATAGCCTGGCCACGATGTAATCAGCGCGCCAGTCTTCTGATCGTACTCGAATCGACAGAGCCAATCGGATTTCGAGCGCAAGTGAAGCAACTTGTATCCGTTGCCCTTGATACTCTTGTCTCCTACTATTCTCCGTCGCCTGGCCTCTCCCACTATGCCCTCCCTCCGAATCCAGCCATCGGCTGCTGCTCCGGCTTCCTGGGCCACTGCGAGCGCGGCGTTATGGGCATGTCGTCGTAGATCGTTACCGGGACGAGCATCGACCGGCACTGATAGTGCAACGGTGGCGTCTTTGATGCGATGCTCGCAGCATCATCCTTGTCGAATACGATACCGTCCCATGCTTGGCATATCTCCGTCGTCCTGTGATCCATGATCGCCGAGAACTGGACGCCGGTTATCACGTCCACGTCGGGATCGAACATAACCGCGTTCCGCCCGGTATTGTACGCCTTAGAGAACTCTGTGCGCGAAATGTTTTCGAGGCGGGACGATGCGCGGAAGTCCGGCGACGCCCCGGAAGCCGGGACAGGCGCGACGCCCGCCTCGATGTATCGCTCGAATAGACCATCCAACTCTCGGATCATCTCGTCGCGCGGCGCGCCGTTCGCGATGAGTTGCTGCAAGAGGCGCGTGCCCTCGTCGCGTAGGTCATCAGCAATCATGCCCGAGAGGTTGAAAGCCATCTCGGAGTACGGCTCCAACACGTTCTGCGGGATTGTGGCGGCGGCGATCTGCGCCGCGCCGGAGGAGGGAAATCCCGGTGGTCGCTCCGCGAAAGACGCCTGCACGCCACGATCCGACAGCGCATCGACTCCGCGCTCCGCCGCGCCGATTTCGTCCACGAGGTTCCGATGTGCGAGCGTGAACGCCGACACGTAGAGCGTTGCCACGGCCATTCTGAGCGCCTTCAAGACCTTTGGCTTTGGTCGCATCATGTCTGCGATCTCGTCGAGGCTAAAGGGCGCTCGGCTTCGCCCGCCTCCAAGCGTAGAGATGCCAGTTTCGCCTTGCGGTCAAGGTCTACTGCGCGAGCCATTTCTAACGCAGCGCGTCCAACCGCTTCTTTCGATGCTGAGCGCATCTCAGATAGGTTCAACCGCCTCTCGCCAGCCGTGCGCGGTTCGCGTTGCGGTCGGTAGAACGCCTCTGGATCGCCCTCCGAGAACCGCTTATCGCCTGGACGCGGCATGCCGTCCTCGGGCTTGCCATCTGTCGGTTGACCTCCGAACGGCTGCGGTACAGGCTTCTCTTCCAACTCGTTTGGATCGATCCCCATGTCGCGCGCCACGACCTCCGGGGCTGGCTTCACGCCGGCCGCTGCGAGCGCCTGATAGCGTTTCACGAACGAATCCAGACCGCCAGCCTCTACCGGCTTCATCCGGTGGCGCGGTACAGGTCCGGGTCCGAAGTTGAAGTCGCAGAGACGACGGAAGATTTGATCGGTGATAACGTCGTCCACGACTGCCTGCTCACGTCGCCAGCCCACCATCGCGGCGTCGAGGTCCGATGCGCTCCTCGCATACGAGCCAGTCTGATTGTTCGAGAACATCATCACGGGGATAGTGAGGCCGACGCTGATTTCGTTGTCGTCACGATCGAGCCAGTCCTTGGCGAAGCGCAGTCCCTCCGCGTTGAACGGCATCAACTCCTGCTCGTCGCCTTCCTCAAGCACATACTCGCACGAGCCGTGCATTTTCTTGAGATCGTTCAGGAGCGCTGTTTTATCCGCCGCGCTCGTACCCTTGGGCACCTTGACGACGATAACGCCGAGTGCGGACTTCTCGATCGAGACGGCGATCTGACGCGGCAACACCTGTCGCCTGAAGTACGCCTCATAGATCGGCTGCAAGAGCGGGCGACCGTAAAGATTCCCGAACACGGAATCGTGCGAGTAGATGACGAACTTCGACGTATCGTGCCGAATCTCGTTCGCCATCTGCCAGAACTGTACGAGGCCGTCCGGCTTGAGATTTCCGAAGTCGTCTTGGTCGAAGTGGAAGAAACGCGGATGCTTGTCCTTGAAGTCCTTGAGGTAGACGAGGCCGGCGTAGTCCTCGCCTTCCTCGACCCGCGCGAAGATCATCTCGTTGATGCTCATGCCGTTTTCTAGCGCGGCCATGATTTGGCGCGGCACCTTGCTCCACGCGCCGTTGATGTGTTCCATGTTCCAACGGCAGAACTCGGCGCGCTTCTCAGTCTCCGCGTCCTCGTCCTCTGCTACCGCTTCCTGCCCGCCTGCGAGCATGAAGTCCTTGAGGAAGCCTAGGCCCCGCGCGATGCGAGGATCGCGCCGCTGCATCTCGTCGTAGATGTCCCACGACTTCGCGCCAACGATCGCGTCCGGCTTGAAGAGTCCGCCGTCAACGGCGAACGTGAGGCGCTGAATCGTGTCAACGATCGGCGCGCGGTCTTTCGTCTCGACCTTCTGCTGTTCGGTGTCAGTCGGCATTACCAGCCCCTAAAGTGATGCGTCTCGACACGAACACCCGCGTATGGATCATCGGTCAAGAACAGGGAAGCGCGCCCCGCCATAAGCGGCAAGCCACCCTGATTCGCGCGCTCGTATCCTTGCCGCTCGATGTGCTCGCTCGTGACGGCGTAGCGGAGCGCGTCGGTGCAATCGTTCTCCTTGTCCACTGGCACGTCGAGAACTTCACCGCCGCGCGTCACATGCCACGACAGATTGCGCAGCTCGTTGATGAGGTTCTTGCAGCGCGGATGGATCAAGAGGCGGTCGTGCGCGAGAAGCATCTTGATGAGGTTCACGCCTGCGCGCTCGTCTTTCTTCTCGGCGTTCTCGACGCGCGAGATGCGCGGTGCGTGCCGCTTGAGCGTCAGTTGATCCGCCGGCGCGTGATCGCACCATGCTGTCGTGAATAAGCAGTCGGGCCAGCGGATATTTATTTCCTTCCCCCACTCGTCGGTTGTACGTGAACCGCCGTCCGCGCGCCCGCCGACAACCTCGTCGAACACGTACCACTTCTCGCCATAGCGCCAGATGAATAGCGCGCAGAACTTGTGATTGAATCCGAAGTCCACGCCGAAGAGGACGCGCGTACCGCTGTGCGGATCGATATCGGACTTGACGTGCCGCCTCTCATCGAACTCGGAGAACACCGCGCCCTCGCTCTGAACCCACTTGTTGAGCAGGTAGCGGTCACGGAACGCGCCGATGAGTTCGTGCTTGGCCAGAACATAGTCGCGCGGGAGATTCGCATCATTCTCGCCAGGCTCTGCGCGTATGAGCGTGAGGCGGCCTTCCTGCGCGCGGCGCAATACCCAATGCGTCGGGCCGCCGGCGTTCGTCGCGCCGCAGATTTGATGCACAAGCGCCTTCGGATGACGGATACGGAGTTTCAGTTGCTCCCAATCGTCCTCTGACACGCCGCGCCCACCTGCGAGCCCTGGCACGATCTCATCGACCGCAATCAATCCGAACTCGTCGCTCATGTACGTCGTAGGGTCGTCGAGCCCACCGAAGATCACAGTGGAGCCAGTTCTGACGCCGTGCTCGTCCTGATAGTCGAGCCGATGATCGGATGCGTTGAAATACCTATCGAAAAGCGCGAGTCCGAGAATCTCGCGCCTGTAAATATCCATCGTCGTTTGATGGCATGACTTCATCGTCGCGCGCACGACGAGATTCTTGGAGCCTCGATAGCGTTCCGCCCATACATGCGCCTTCGCGCAGAGGGCGAATGTCTTGCCGTCCCCTACGGCGGAGTTGAACACGACTTCTCGATCGGCACAGGAAAGAAAGCGGTGTTGTGCTGGTCCGCTTGGCCGAATGATGCGGATATTCTTCGGCTTCTCGTCTTGCGGCTTGCTTGCGCGCTTACGCTGTGGCCCTGTCGCCGTCGCCGTTCCCATCGATCTCCACCATCACCGCGTCCACGGCTTCGTCTTTCGCTTGCTCGATTGCGTGCCCGCGCTCTAGCGCCGCGATCGCGCGGAGGTCGAGTTGCACTACCGGTCGGACCGTCACCGTACCGGACATCTCGATCTCGGTCCGCTGTCCCCACGCGGAGCGGGACTGCGTTTCAAGGAAGAAGCGCGCTGCGTCCATCTGCCTCGGGTGCTTATCGTTGAGCATGATCTTAGCGACGACGCCCTCGGCGAGCCCGATACGCTTGAGTTTTGCTTGCTCTATCGCATCACGAACGTTGGGGCTGCGCTCGATTTCCTGGTACAGCGTTCCCTTATGGATTCCCGCGTAGGCTGCGGCGACGGGTACCGAATATCTCTTTTTTTCGATGCCGTTAACGATCTTCGGGAGGACGGTTTTCCAATCGGTCCTGCGGCGGCCCATGTCGCGGAGTTTCTAGCACATAGCGAGCGCGGTGTCAAGGGATTTCGTCAGGAAGTCTCGGCTATCCCGAACTCCTTTCGGTAACGGGCTGCGGCATCGTGCCACCCGGCGTCCCGGCTATCGTAAAATGTTTTGCCGTAAGTCTTTTCACACCATTCATTCCAGTCTTGTTTCGGCTGTTCTTGTGTGTTTCCATTCTTCGTCCAGGGCGCGTCCGCTAGTCCCTCATAGACGGCCTGCGGACGGTCCCCCATGAGCATCTGCTTGGGGTCTACGCCGAAGTCGCGTTCTGTTATGGCTATATGCTTGGCCACTGCGACGAGAATCGGACCATTCCTGCCGTCTGCAGCAATGAGCGGCGTGAGGACCTGAGCGAATCCAACGCCGAGAGTGCGCTCGGCTAGTCCGAGTGCAAGGCGCTCGGCTTTCAGCGCCGCGATGAGTGTCCAGGCGTCCTCGGACGTGCCTTCCGGTGGCTTTCGCTTTTTCTCCGTCCTGACGGATTTGGGTGCTTTGATGCCGAGCGGGAGCGAAGGCGTTAGTATATCTTTCTCTTTCTCTACATCTTTCTCTACTTCTACACCGTTACGTAACGCGTTACTAGCGCCGTTACGTAACGCTCGGTATCTCCTTTGTCTGACTGCATTTGAAGGATCGGATGGCGCTTGCCACTCCTCCCAGTGATTGATCTCAATATCGCCGTTCGTGCGCACTTTGATAAGCCCGGCGTTACGTAACGTGTTACGTAACGACTCAAGATCAAACGCAACATTGCCGCCCTCGCCTGGCTCTATCGCAGCGATATGGACCAGGTGGCCCCATGACGGATTTCTGATAACCCCGCGCTCAGTTGATTCCGAGGCCAGGCACCAAAGCGTCACGAGGAACCGAAACTCGGCATTATCTAACTCAACGATCTTAGGATCATGTATCGCCCGCGTCCAGAACTTGAACCAGCCAAGATGGCTTGCCACGTCCTCCCCCTAAAACAGACCGACCCCGCTCGGTGGCGACACATGGATGGAGTCATGTGCCCCCGACAAGCGGGGCCGAGTCGAGGCCGGCCTGTTCTCCATCTTCTCCCGTACTCCCTTCCGAGCCGTCCCGCTCGCTCGACGGGCGACCCGATCCGATTTGCCCTTGTCCGGCTCGCTCAACCGGACGAGGAGCGTGTATCACGTATAGGCGAGAATGTCAAGTCCTAAAGTCTCCCGACCGGAGGAAACTCCTTCCTGATCGCCGAAATGTCTCCCCTGTAGGCCATGATTATCTTCTGCTCTCGCTTGGGAAACTTCCGATAGTTTAGAGTCTTTTTCGCGTGGGCGAGTCTTGTGAATTCACATTCGAGGTAGACGATCTTGTTATAGACGGAGAGTCCGCGATCCTTGAAAAACAACTCCGTCTCTGCTTCTGAGCAATAGTACGCACCGCTCTTGTCTCGGCTGTCTCCAGTCATCACAACGAAGAATCGGTTATTGTTTAGATGCGCAATAGCACGTTCGTAGCCGGAGAAAAGCAGCGCCCGAAATTCATCATACGTTCCAGTGCTGTTCAGTTCGCCATCAGGAGGCTTCCCATCGTAGTCAACATACCTTTCCACCTTATAGTATGGTGGGCAAGTAAAAATGAGGTCGAACATGCCATCAGGATCATAGATAGAACTGTCGCTTTTGATCCATTGTACAGCATTGAATCGAGCGCATAGTTTGTTATTAGCGTCGCACTGATTGGCCCGGATTTCACTTGCCACGTACTCGTATCCGTAGTGACCTGCCACGAATCCAAACTGTACGCCACCGCCAAACGGATTATATATACGGCCACCAGCGTTCGGCATAAAGAATCGCAGGATCACTTCGCATGCAACCGGATCAAGTACCGAGGCGTTGCCATTGTGTGCCTTTGTCGTGGCCTCCACTTTGCCATCAGAGTTTATGAATCGTCTTGTATTGACGACGTTCGAGTATCCGTTCTCGCCCTGCCAGCACCCGTCGCGAGTAGCGTAGGTTGGGTTTTCTATTCCAGAAAGCATGCCGGCCTCCTCAATTCGCTCGTTCCACTCTCTCTTCAATCGAAGCCAGTCGCCCTTGACTGTGTTCCAGACGTTCGTCATGGTGATATGCGCCAGCAACTTCATGCGCACACTATCAATCGGTCCTCGCACCATGTAGTGAAACCCCGACATCTTGAGATACGTAACGAATCCGAGGTCCTCGAAGAGTCTCGTGGTCTCGAACTTGCTTTTTGGATCCGTGGTGATAAGCGCAGGATAGCCATCGGTGTTCTGATGAATCACGGCCTCGACCATCTTCCTATACCGGCTGTCGCTATAGTGCTCGGGCCTGATGACCGACTGTAGAAGGCAAAACTCGCGGCATTCGTGATTCTTCTGAAACGTCATGAACCCACTAAACTGGCCATCTACTTTTAGGATGATGGCAGAGTGAATCTGCATGTTCTTTCGAGCCGCCCGCTTAGCGATTCCGTCTCTCACTGCTAATTCCGCGACAGCGCCTTCATAGCCAGACCCGATGACACTTTCGACGTATTCGTACTCAATCGCATCTGGGAACATTTCTTCCTGCGTTGCTTCTCGCGTGACGGGATCAGGCATACGCCAGGCGCATCTGTCGAGTGTCCTCCAATAGACTGATTTGCCTCAACTCGGCTTCCCGCCCGGGAACTGGAGGATACCGCGCACGGGCGAGACGTGCTGATTTTGAAGCCAGTTTAGATAGCCCTGGATCGCCTGCGACTGCTCCATCATCCGCTGCGCGACGAGCATGTCGGCGCAGATACCGGATTGCGTCGTCTCCTTCGTGACGGTATTCGTAATCGTCATGGGGACGAAGAGCGTGCAGTCTGGCCCGAGGCACTTGTGGCTGAAATCGCGGTGGCAGGCCTTCTCTCTCGGGTCCGGCGGCGACTGCGGCTTCTCGCTCATGCGGCTCCTTTTATGAACGATTCAAGATCGCGTAAAGCGCCCCACGGCATTGCATGTCTGGGCTTCCCGCGCCACCCGGTTCCGTCGCCCTCACTTCGTAAGGGATGGATAAGGGATTCGCGCCCGATTGCCCATCCGACAAAATAGATAATCCAATCAGAGCCGTCTTTCGGATACGTAAGCCTTGAGGTTAAGAGTAGGAAGCGAGCATCAATCCTTTCGTCTGGTTTGATATAGAGTATCGGACACCGAGTCGGCCAATTGTATCGCACTTCGGTCCCATCTATCAGATCGCCATCGCGCATCGGTCCGATAGTCGCGCGCGCTGGAATGCCAGTCCATCGTGCGGCGGCCTGTTCGGTTATACGACCGACGATGCATGCTTCAGGTCCAGAATGTTTTCTGTCGCCTAGTCCATCGCGATAGCCGTTTCTCCGATCGTATTCGTCTCGCCGCCTACCCTCGTCTATCCATCGGGTCACGTCCCGACCGGGCAGCAAAAGAGTGCCCGTTGGGATCGGGAGCCAAGTATCCTCAATCTTCGAGAAATCAACGCGGACCATTAACACGGAATTATAGCAGGGTCGGAAATCAAGTCAAGAGATTTCGCTTGCCGCTCTGTAGGCGTAGTGCTATGCTCTCCGTGAAAGGGGTAAATCACATGGGCAAGAGGACGACAGCGGCCGCGCGTATCATCGGAAGTCTCGGCGGAAAGGCGCGCGCGAAGATACTCAGCAAGAGGCGCAAGACTCAAATCGCGCGCATGGGCGGCGCGGCCTTCGCCGCTAAGTGCAAGCGGCTAGAGAAGTTAGAAAAAAGATTGAACGGCGCGAAGAAAAGGCTTGCAACTAAGCAGGCTTAGATGCTATTCTCCTCTCATCGTAAACACGGAACGTGCCGATACCCATGTGGAAGCGCTAGCGGCCGGTCTGAGACGCCTGCGGGAGGAGACGGAGACATGGAGACGAAGCAGACAGACGATGAAAGCCTTGCTGATGTTGTGGCACGGCTTCACGTACCAGCACGCGAGAGGCTCGCCGCGATTTTGGCGCACCTAGCGGCCGGTGGGCGTGTGATGGTCGCGACGTACACGCGCGCGACGATTTACGATCAGAGGCATGCCGACATGTTCACGGCCACGGACCGAGATCTATGGGTCCAAAGTGGTCGTCGGAGGGTTTGCCTCAACTTCACTCCGACTCTCTTCGTGGAGTAGGTGGGTTGCAACGCTATGCCGATCGTGTCGCTAGACTGGGCGGAAGTCATTGGGTATCACGTCAGGACAGACGGAACGCAGGTGCTCTCGGTCAGGCTGGAATGGACGACAATGGAGGGAGACGCAATGGAGATTCAGAGGCAATCCCAGCCCGCGCGCGCCGGGCAGACGCCGGGGCAGGTTCAGGTTGAGCGACTAGCGTGCGGCTGTGTCATTCTCTGGACCGAGACAAAAGACTACCCCGGACGTGTCGGGCACACCGGAAACGAGTCGGTCCGTTTTTGCCCTCTCCACGCCTCGGCTCCGGCGCTGAGTGAGGCGCTGGCGGATCTGCTCAAGGCGGCGGAGAACTCTAACTGCGACTCGGCGGCATGCGAGGTGGCCCGCGCCGCGCTCCGGGCGAGCGAGCCGAAAGTGGGCGAGTAGCGATGACGAACTTCGGCTGGAATCTCCCGCCCGGCTGTCGAGTGAGCGACATTCCTGGCAATCGTCCCCAAGACGAGCAATGGGAGCGCCTGAGCCAGCGCTTCCTTGAGGACTACTGGAATCCTGACGAGTTGTGGGAATGGGTCGGCGAACGGTACGGCGTGAAACTTGGCGCGGCACCGCAGACTGCGATGGACGCGATCCGCGACGCCGTGCTTGAGGCATGGTGCGAATCCGAAATCGACCGAGAGGAGAGGGGCGAGCCAGAATGACGACTGCCGAACTCAGAGAATTGAAAGGCAAGACGACGAGCCGGAACGTGAAGCGCGCGATCACGGCGTTGTATCGTGCGGAGGTGGAGGCCGCGCGCTACTATCGCATCATCGACGAGAACGTGACGCGCCTACACATGGCACAGATGTGGATCGCGCAGTTTGTCGGCGAGCAGAACAACCTCACAGGAGGTCAAGCGGCCGAATTGAAGCGGATCATCGAAGGCCACCCATTCCCGAACGCCGAGAGGGCGAAGAAGGAAAGCGCGTCGTGACGAACCGCGTAGACCGCTTCACTCGCTCCGGCATAGAGGCCGCCCGCGTTTGGGCGCTCGCGCATCCCGAACTGGCGGCGAGCGCGGCAGAGGCGCAGTCGCGAGCGGCGGTCCCGGCGCTTCATCTCAACCTTGAGCGCGCCCTGAACGGCCCGCACGCGCACGTAGAGGACAACGGTATCGTCATCCCGCGCGCGGACGCCGCAACGCGCGCAACGCGCATCTTCATCGCCATGTGCGAGGACGCCGCGAGAGCGGCGAGTTACGGAGCGGTCTATTACGAACGGAGGGAGCGCAATGCAGACTGAACAGGAAGCGATTGAGTTTGACGATACACGGGAAACGGCTCTCACGCCTTCACCCATCGCCGGCGCTCCGGTCGGAGCCGATCCGATCAAGTGGCTAGAGACGCGCGTCGAGGTGGCAAATCGCGCCGTGCCGGTGATGATCAAGCGCACGATCCCGAATGATTGGGTGCGCCATAAGTCGGATCGCGGCGAGACGTTCTATCTTCAATCGACGGGCGTAGACCGACTCGCGCCGATCGCCGGTCTCAACTTCGGCGTCCCGAAGGTGGAGCGCGTGCAACTTGAGGACGCACACGTCAAGTTCCGTGTGACCGGGGACGTCGCCTGCAATCTGTACGGGATCGAGTTGCGCGGCATGGAGGGCGCGCGGTCCTCGAAAGACCCGTTCTTCGCGAATCAGAAGGCGGGATGGGACGAGGAGGACGTGCGGAAGGCCGCCTATAACAACTGGCGCGCGCGTGGGGCGTCGATGATCCTCGGGCTGCGCGGACTCACGGCGAAGGCGCTGACGGACGCCGGATTCAACGTAAGCGAGATTCCTGGCGTGGAATATAAGGGCAAGGATAGCGCGGCCCCATCCGCCGAGAAGTCTGCCGCGAACGGCGACACGATCTCCGAGCCGCAAGGCAAGCGCCTATGGGCCATCGCCAACGCGCGTTCCGAGAAGATCGGCGGCATTGACCCGAAGAAGATCATCCGCGATTCGATGGACGAGTGCGGTTATCGCGGAGTGGAGTCCAGCAAGGCGATCAAGCGCGCGGACTACGATACGATCGTGCGCTACGTCGAGCAGTACGAGGCGCTTCCATGACCATTAAAGATGAGAAGCCCGTTGGACCCGTACATGATACCTCCGTACCATATTGGCTGATTAATCGGCTCTTGAGGGCGGTGGCTGGCCGGGAGTTGTCTTTAGCCGATGACGCCGAATCATCTAGGGAGTTCGCATTCGGTCAAACGGACGAAGGCAAAAGGCTGAGCCGCGAGATACATCGTCTCGCAGTCGATGAGGTCAACATAGCGTCCAGACTGTCTATTTCTGGTGAGTATAAATATGAAGTTTGCCTGATTCTGGCGTATATCCTCGGTCAGTATTGTCACCCCCACGACGAGGCACCGCTAGCGGAGCCCAGCGAGATTCGTATATACGATAGCCTTGGTGTCTCGTACAGGGTGATATCGGATGACGCGGGCGAAATCTACATGCTTGAACGATGGGGCCACGGCCAGTGGCATCCTCATACTGTGACGCCTGCGTTCAATTCGGAATCCGAGGCAACCGCATATGCAAAGAAATTAAATGCTGACGATGACTAAGCCCACGGACTTCGACGCCGCTGCTGCAATGGCGCACGAGTTTGAGGCGAAGTTCCGGGAAAGGCTGGCCGCGAAAGCGCATGTGTCGCCACGCCACACTAACCGGGCTTCCGAACTCGACGATCCCTGCGTGCGGCGGCTCTACTATAAGCGCGTCGCGTGGAATAAGGAGCCGCCGCCGAGCGTTGAACTACAGGCGATCTTCGAGGAGGGGAACCTGCATGAGCCAGCAGTTATCCGCCTACTCGACGAACTCGGTTGGCGGCTTCTGCACGAGCAGGTGACGATCCACGACCGAGGACTGAATATCAGCGGTACGCCCGAGGGATACATCGAAGCCTACGGCGTGAGGCTCCTCGCGGACATCAAGACGATCTCTCCGTACAACTTCGACCGTATCAACTCGGCGGACGATCTTCGGAAATCCACAGGATATTATCGCCGCTGGTACGGGCAGATGCAGACGTATCTTTTCCTTATCCCATTGGAAGCGTGTGTCATCTTCCTAAAGAACAAGGCGACAGGATGGATAAAGGCTATCCCGATCGCACTCGACTACGACTACGCGGAGGCATTGCTGCAAAAGGCTGAGACCGTGAACCTGGCGGTTGCTTGTGAGGAGCCCCCGCCTTTCGTCTCGGACCCGCGCGAGTGCCGCCGCTGCGCGTTCCTCGGCTCGGTCTGCGCGCCGCCGCTCGATTACGGGCCAGGGGCAGCCGTAATCACGGATGACGGACTGATCGAAGCCGAGGGCATCTATCATTCGACCGCCGATGCCGCGCGCCAGCACGAGCACGCAAGCAAGGCGCTCAAGGAAGCGGCGAAGGCGACTGGTAGAGAACTCGTCCTTTGCGGCGAGAGCGTGCTGACAGTCAGCAAGTCGGAGCGGAAAGCATACCAAGTGGCCGCCGGAGATGTCGTGAAGGTGAAGATCGAGCGGCCAGGAAAGGATAACGATGACTAGGCTCCATTGGACCGCCGACGATGGGCGCGTGCTGAGGAGGTTTCAGACTGAGATGGAGCGGGAGGCGAGGAGGCGAGAGCGCGAGGATTGGCGGATATTCCTGCTCGTCTTGCTCGGCTTTGTTTCGCTTCTAGTGACGTGGACGATCCTTTCGCACGGAGGATGACGATGCCACGCCTGACCGACGAGGAGATCGCCCGAATGAAAGAACTGGACGGGAAGGCGACGGCCGGACCGTGGTATCCAGGTCACCTATCTGACCCGTCAATCAAGTGTGATTGCCCATACGTATTCGATGAGAATCACATGGGATCAGTCTGCGAAGTGAGTGTCGAGAACGAGCGCGGTGAAGGCTGGAACGACTCGCCAAAGCGCGAGGAGGCCGAAGCGAATCAGTTGTTCATCGCCTTCGCTCGTTCGTTTGTTCCTCGCGCGCTCGCGGACCTGGAGGAGTTGAGGAACGGAATGGATCGTATCGACGCGCTCGCTCAGAGCAGCGTGAAGCACGACGAGACGCTCCGGGCCATCATTCGGATTCTCCGTGATGCCTGACCGCAGCGCCGAGCGCGCAGAAGCAATGGCTCGTGTGATTATGACGCGGGCAATGATCGGTATCTGCCACATGCAGGTCTGCGCCGTTGCCGACGCGACCGACGATGAGATTCTGGCTGTGTGTAACCGGGAGAATCCGTCGGGCACAACTCATGGATGGAGTGAGGTCTGTCGATCAAACAGCAAGTCCTGGGGCGAGACAGCCCCGGCTATCTGCGAGAAGTATCCAGGTCGCCGACACTTCCTGGTGTCGTGTTGACTCCCGCCGAGCGCGCCGTGCAGGAGGCGGCGGTGAAGTGGTACGGACAGCATGGGTGGTTTACTGATGACAAGAGCAGGCGCACCACATTCGCTTGCGCGTGTTCTTCTATTGGGCCGCTCGCCCGTGCCGTCGCCCGTCTCCTGCGGCAGCGGAAGGAGAGGAAGAGATGATCGTTGCCATACCCAACTACGTCCACGACGAGATCAATGCGATGCTCGATCGTGAGTTAGACAGGGTGCCGGAGGCGGCATTCGACAGACCGTGGATATACAGCGCGCTCCTGCGGTCGGTTTTCGAGACAGGCAAGATGCCGACATTTCGGATTGAGCGGAAGTTGCTGCTTGAGGACTTGCGATGACCCCCAAGCCGCGCAGGGCAAGCCGGGAAGAGATCGGGATTGCGACGCGATGGCTAGAAGTGCTGGCGACCGACCCAGTCGGGCCAGGCGAATACGTCAAAGCACTCCTCGCTCACATCGCCTATCTCGAAGCGCGGGAGGCGAGGCTGGTAGAAGCATTGGAAGTGTTGCGGCCGTGGATAGATGCGGCCGACATTGACCCGATGCTAAAACATCTGGACGAGGCGCTCGCCTTCGACCCGGCGGCAGAGGAGGAGAAGCGTGTCTGATCCCCTCGATTACGTCGGCGAGTGTCCAGAATGCGGCTCGCTCATCCTGTGGGTTCATTGGACACTTGATCAACGCGAAATCGCAAAAGAGATCGGCAGGGCTATCCGAAGCGGCTACCAAGTCGTTCGCAAGACGACGGAGGATTCTAAGGCTATGAAGTTTGGTCACGTCTATGGTTGCAAAATAGATGCGCCGAAGAGACGCAAATCGACAAACAGGCAGATCGCGTTGCAGGAGCCTCCCGATGCCGGATGACTTGAGAGAGAAGGCTGAGACCGCCTATCTGTGGGCCAGAGGTAACTGCGGAGACTCCGACCATCCTCCATGCAAAGAATGCATGGTGGACACGCTCCTCGCCTTCGCCTCCTCGGTCGCGGCGGAGGCGAAACTTGAGGGCGCGTGTCAGGTGTGGGACGCGGTTCTGTCACTGTGCCGATCCGGTACGCCAGCGGACGGCATTCAGTCGATCGCCATTCAGAACCTATCAGCGCTACGTGGCCTAATCGTAGCGCGCCGCTCCCGGCCGGAGGAGCCCAAGTGAGCGAGGCAGCGATACGGGCGCTGGAGGAGGAGACGTGAAAGAAACGCAAACGACCAAGTGCTGCACGCAAGACTGTGGAAAGCGAGCCACGATATATGGTGGTCATGTTCACAAGACAGACGAGCCCGTTCTGGATAGCATCACTGCTGGATGGTGCGAGAAACACGTGAAAGGCCCCACAAAGTCCACAGGAGAGCGTTGCGGTCCTGGGTGCTACGGCCGGTGGCTCGACTGGATGGGCGTAGAAGATGTCGATGCCTAGCCTCCTCGAACGATTCGAGGCCAAGGTCTATCCAGAGCCGATGAGCGGGTGTTGGCTTTGGGTTGGCACAGTTGGCAGCAATGGCTACGGTACTCTCTGGCTGAATGGACACTTAATGCGGGCTCACCGTGTTGCGTGGATTCTCTATCGCGGGCCAATCACAGAGGAGTACGTTTGCCACCATTGCGACAATCGACTGTGTGTCAACCCATGCCATCTGTTTCTTGGGAGCCCATCCGACAACACCATAGATTCTATCCGCAAGGGCAGAAATCACCACCTTAACCTCATGGCCTGTCCTCTCGGCCACCCGTATTCTGGAACAAACCTGCATGTTACTACTAAAGGCTACAGGGAGTGTCTAGCCTGTAAACGAGCATGGACGCAGAAGTGGCGTGCGGAAATTATGGCGCAGCGAAGCGGCGCGGTATCGTGATTCTCTCTCTCCTCCGCAGGTGGATGCCGCACAGGATGATAGCGCCGTGCCCGAAGTGCAACCAGCTGCCGCTTATAGAACTGAAACTTGATCCGGTGCGGCATCGCATCATCTGCTGCGGATTCAACGGCGCAGAGTATCCGACAATGCGAGCACTTATTAAGTCGTGGGGCTACTACACCATCTGGCCCTGGACCCGCGCCGCCCGCAACGGGGCGACGGAGAAGAGGAGGGCTCCGTGACGAGAGACGAACTCTTGATCTTGGCCGCTAGACACAAGCGGACGGACGGACCATCCTGGGACATCAACGATCCATTCGACTGTATGCTTCTCGAATCGCTCGCGATGGTCGAGGCGAGCCTTGAGAGCGACGATGCCGAAGCCTAGCCCGAAGCCGATGGCATGGCGAGTTGCAAGGGAACGCGCCCAATCGATCCTCTGGCAGATGTCGCTTCTCTGCATCCACGACCATCATCGCTACGCTGTGCGCGAGAAAGACGGTTACAGATACCGACAGGACGCGCCCAACTGCTCGTCGTGCGTGCGCCAACTGGCAGGACTGCTAAGAGAGGAGTGTCAATGAAGTCCAGCCCGAAGCCGAAGACGCAGGTGCGGTGGCTGTGGTGGGATTATGAGTCGAAGTCTTATCAGGGATGGCCGACGAAAAATAGAGATGGGTTCTGTAATTGGATCAACGGTCGTCCGGTCCGTCTCCGCCTCGTCCCGGTCGAGCGGAAGCCAAAGAGGAGGAAGAAGTGAGCGAGATACTGGAGTGGGCTAAGAGAGAGCGAGAGCGTGCGATGGCTTACGTGAATCCGCCTGGCCAGCATATTCCGGTGATCTCGATGCAGGAGAAGCAATGGTTCGCCATCCTCGACGCCCTGATCGCCCGCGAGGAGGCGCTGCTGGCGGTGAAGCAATTCGACGATGAACTTGGGCTATTTACGAGTCCAGGTGGAGACCCGCTTGCACTAGATGCCATTCTAGAGCAGGTTGGCCTAGCCCTCGCCGTCGATCCGAGGCCGAAGACATGAGCCACGACCCAGACGGTTTCGAGCGCATCGCCAACTTGCTACCGCCGGAATGCCGAGAGGCCAGGTGTTTCAAGACGCCTACTGGCTGCAAGGTGTTCGTCTCGCTAGATGATGGTCGCTGGCATATGTCCATTTCGCATCCTGGCCGCTATCCATTGTGGGCCGAGATCAAGAGGGCCCGCTACGCCCTCCTGCCGCCAGAGTTCACGATGGTAATGATCCTGCCGCCACCGGATCAGTACGTGAACCATCATCCCAATTGCTTTCACTTGTGGCAATGCGAGGAGATCGCAGACCTGTCACCAATGAATGCTAGGCTTCGGCCATGACCCGCCGCCAGCGCGCGGAGGAAGTGGCGGAGGCCGCATGGGATGACCTTGCTGACGATCGCGATCGTGACCAACCGCGCATTGTCGCCGCCATCCTCGCCTTCGTCGACGAGGAAAATAAGGCTTGTGAGGACTTGGCCCGTGAGTTCTTCAATGAGGCCGAACGCAATGGTCGAATCTCTGGCAAGAAGATCGCCGACGCCATCGCCGCAAGGAGAGAGCAGAAAACATGAAGATCGGAGCGCGCGTGGTTCATGCTGATGGTGGGGTCGGATATGTTGAGGCGGTTGATAACGACAACGGATATGCTACGGTAGACGTTCGATGGCTCACTCCCAACAATGTGCCATCATGCGTCGTGTCAACTTGCTCGCCAGGGTCCATACGAGTCGTTAGCGACAGCGTTGTTCCTATGCCACGATCCGCTGAGTGGTGGGAGCAATCTAGGGCGTTCTGCGCGGCCATCGAAGCCGCACTGAAGGAGACCCCATGAAGCACACCCGTCTGTACCTCGTAATCGCACTCATTGTCGGAGTCATTCTCCTGCTTGCCACGGCCGCCGCCGCCGACTGGTGGGACCTCGGCGGATGGTGGAAGCAGTCGATCCATTGGATGTGCCCGGGAGGATGCTGAGATAGGAATGCGGTGCGCGCATCGTGGAAGGACATGACGCCATTGACTGTGAACCACCGGACTGATCTTCCGACCCACAGCGAGGGCGAGTGCTGACGAGCGAGCCGGAATCGAGTCCGGCCGCGCACCTTTGACTTGAAGCGAGGCTCGGCGTGCAGCGTGG